CAACGGTAAATATTGTTATACTTGTCGAATTGGTATTTCCAACCAGAGTCGGCAAATGCAAATGACGATTTGTTTAAGCTATCAGACCAATTAGAAATGGCCACATCGGGTGAAGTATTACCGACAACACTTACTTTTGGTGGAGAAACAAAAGCCATGCAATCTTTACGCGATGTGGCCAGGTTGATTGCTTCATTTTGTAAAGTTGTGTTTGCATCGGCCGCAAAACCTGTTACAATCAAAGAAATATCAACTTCATCCTTGTTTGCAAATAAATCGAGGCCTGTAGTTATATTTGCCACACTAGACTCGGATTGTACTCCGCGAGACAGTGAAGTGTCTATAACCGATGTTGTGTTCGCACCAAAAGTTGTATTTGCTGCCGTGTTTCCTGTGTTCGCACCAAATGCGCTTACAGTAGTCAATGCATAGATATATTTAGATTGTTCTCGCAAAACATTAGCATAGTATGCAGAAGATCCGTCATCATAGATTGCGTCAGCGGCCTGTGATAAGAATGGAAACACTTCTAAAACTGTTCCCGTTGCTCCGGTGAATGCGCCGTCTTCGTCAACAACTACTAGGTGAATTTGGTCATTTGCTCCGGCTACTGAAGATACATATGAAGATGTGCTAGGAGCAACGCTGAAATTACTCTTGTATGTCCAGCTGCTGAATCCAGCAGTATTTGCTGTGCAAACAGAAACCTTAAGTGAGTTTCCTAATTCGCCGGCGTATCTTGCTGCAAAAATTCCATTCGCTGCGACGGGTGTGATGCCCACATCATACGAATCTTCATTTTTTATTAAAATCGCCGAGGACCCGGTAGTTGCATTTAATGCATTTGCGCCAATCGATCTTACGACTTGTAAGTTTGTTCCATATGCCAAGAAATTTGCCGCACAGAAGAATGAAACAGCAGAATTTGCTTGCTGTGAGTTTGCAGAAGGCTTGCCGAATTGAGCAACCAAATCTGTCTCATGTGTTACGAGTGTTCTTTTTTCTGCTGGACCCCACTGAAAGTCTCCAACGAATGCACCGGCGGTTGTTGATACTGCAGGAACGACCGTTGTAAGATCGACCTCAGATACGTTGACGCCTGGAGATAACTGAAATGCCATTTTCTTCTCCTTATTTTATAATACTATTTGGCAGTAATAACCTATAGTATATTTATTAAATGTTGATTTTACATATTCGGGTCAAAAATTCTGACCCTGTAATTGTCTGTCGTAATCTTCTTTTGACATCCACAAATCACCCCCTTCGTTTATCATGGGAACATCCAAGCCATCATCAAAAAACCCAAAACTCGGAACATCTTCGTCCGATTGATTTAACATCTCGATCTGCATTTGTTTACGCAGGTCGTGATTTACAATTTCTTTAAAATATGCTTGAGTAGTCATCCAAGCGAAAATCACTAACGTCATCACAAGGTCATCGTTTGTACCTTCTTCTGCTTTAAATGAATTGTGTGCGGATACAAATGTGGTAAGTTGTGATATGGTGTCAAAATCGGTAATCACCAACTTATTTGATTCGATCAGTGTTTTTAAATTGGCACATCCAATTCTCTTCACCATCGGTGACATTTTAATGCCTAATTGAATACCTCTACCAAAACCTGCCGATATTTGTTGCGCCTTTTTGTTTCCCGTTACAACTTTTACTACGTTTTCATATTCCAAATCTTGATGCAAAATATCCGCTATCTGTGGAGTATTGTTGATCTCTACTAATACATATGCATCATTATATAGTTTCGCTGTATTGTATATAATTGTTGGAAACAACATTGGAGATATCGATGAACTATTGTATTTTGCTACAAGTTTATACGGTACCGCCGATATATCGATGACAGTAAATGAGGAAGCATCCAAATTCCTACCTTCGGCAACATCCACACACATTGCATATATATGATTTTTCGATGTTTCATCATCACCTTTCACTGGATACTCATAAACATCCAATAATTCGTGCTTGACTATCGGTTCGACATACGCCAATTGAGCCAATTTTGAACCAGAAATGAGAGTGTTCGTTGAACCCAAAAACTCGGTTTCAAACTCTTGTCTGAACTGTTCCTCAGAAGTATTTCTGATCGTTTCTTCTTTCCATTTCTCATCCCTTCCTGGAACCATTGACCAGTGAATTTCGAAGGTTTTGTATCCGTTCTTTTTACCAATTGCATCCATCCACAACTTATAGAATAGATTCATTCCGTTAGGAGTAGAAACTATAATGATTTTTGTGGTTTTACCGGATGAAATAACTGGATAAACAGAATTAAAGAACTCATGTGCGATGTTTGCTGGAACGAAAGCAAATTCGTCTAAGAACACACAGTTGAAAGAACCACCTCGAACCGCTGATGACGATGTTGATGATGCAATAATTTTTGAACCGTTTTCAAGTTCAACGTTACCCTTGTTCCAAGTAACTACACCTTGTTGTAACCAAAGAGGTAAATTCTCATATGCTAGTTGATACTTGGCTAAAATGTCTCTGGCTAATGATCCTTTGTTGGCTAGAACTGCAATGTTTTGAGAATCTTCAAACAGAGTCAGCCAAAGCAAATATGCCACAGAAGTGGTAGTTTTGCCAACTTGTCGAGGACATTTTGTGATGACAAACCTATTATCATGAAAGGTTTGTATCATTTCTTTCTGAAAGTCCCACATCTCAAAAGGCATCAAACCTCTATCAACGTTGACAATCTTTATGTATCTTTCTGCAAAGTAAACTGGATCTTTAGAACATTTTATATATTCTTGAACGATCTCTTCTGAATATGATACATCAACACCAACTTTTTTGAGTAAAGGATTGTCTCTATAAGATTCCTTCTTATGCAAAGTTGCACTAGTCATTTTTGCCTTTTAATAAATCTGAAAGTTCTTTTGTGCTGCCGACAAAGATTGCTTTATCAACAGTAACATTAGACTCTTTCGATTTCATACCTTTCATCTCACGAATAGATTTTTGCATAGTCATCAATCTCTCATTTGCCTCTACTGTATTTTTAATCAGAGTTGCTACAACTTCGAAGGCTCTCGGATGTTCCGTTTCTGATGCAATGGCGAGTAAATGATCTATGGCATCATTACCTTTTTTAACAAGACCTTTTAGTGTGTTTCTAGATTCTTCATAATCTGTGTCTAAATCCGACTCATAATTTTTTGTGCTTGCAGGTAAAGATTCGTTTTGAACCTGCGGCATAAGTTTTTCTTTTTGTGCTGGAACAATATCAAAAATATCTTCCATACTTTTTTCAAATTTTGACATAGTTTAAGGTATATTTGGAAATTCTGTAACGACTGTGGTATATGTATAATTGTTAGGAGGTATCACATTTGATGGATTTGGTGTTACGGTAACACTCATTAGTTTATTTGATTCCGTTACTGCCGAAGAAGGAGTCCATGTTGCATTTGAATCTACTCCCGTTAAAGTTTGGCCGGTAACAAAATGACCAATCAGGTCGTGTACTTCTAATCGCCTTATCGTCGAGTTCCAAGATACAACTTCTGCAACAGAAGTTGCCGTAGAGTAAGAATATCCTTGATATACGATTTCACCCTCTTTATAATTACCTAAACCTCCAACGCTCATGTCCAATAATACATTTCTATCGTGCATATTTACGTCATCAAAAACATTAGTGATGGATGTTCGGATAACCTTTGATTGGGTCACTGGACCATACAAATATCCTTTTATGGTAAAGTTTAGTGTCCATATAACAGTTCTAACATTTCCGCTATAATCACTTTCATAATCGACTTCATTTGAAACATCTTTGAGTATGATCGGCAATTGTTTTACTAAACCCATCTCCGGGATTAAATTCACATTTATTGTATAATCTGGTGTAAAAAATGGAATTATTTTTTCCATAAGTTGAGCACCATCTTCGATATTTCTAACGTATGCAAACAAAGAAAAATCAAAATCAAAAGGTACGGGATTATATACGGATAGTGTTGTAGTCTGCGCTCCTCCTGGAACTGCATTTCTCATATTGGTGTTCAGTTTTCTGGACGAATCATACCTCATGTCTTTCATTTCATAAGACATTATTGGCAAACTAACTTGAACTTTTTTATCTAGATTAGGATCACCTTCAAGTCTAGATACGTACTTTTCTTTTCCTCCATACACCAAAGGAACAAGAAAATGTTCTTGTTCTTCTCCTGCAGCATCATATCTAGACAAAGATATATTATTGAATATGTTACCGAAAGCAACTATTACTTTTCTGATAGTTCTATGATAATTGTAATTAGTTGTCATGATATGCCACCGAAAGGATTTACTTCAGAAACATCTACTATCGAGTCTGCTTCTATCTGTATTGTTTTATTATCATACACCTCTCGGATTTGGGGGTCCATTAATTCATCTGGAGAAGAAGATGTTGTGTAGGATGCATTGCTTGTATTTCCTCGAACAAACGTGTTGTTTGAGAATGTGCCTAAGAGGTCTGTAACTTTTAATGTGCCCTCACTCTTATTCCAATATGTAACTGTTCCAGATATTGAGGTCAAATTGTTTCCATAAACTGTTTCACCCTTTACGAAGTTTCCGTTTCCTCCAGCAATATTCATACTCAAAGTAATGTTGTATGCCTCCTCATTGACAATATTGTCAATGTCTTGAATGCCAACACTGATAGTCTCTTGAGAATATTTGAATTTCTCTAACTCCAACTTATAAAAGTAGGGAAATTTGTTACCTAGAACATAGAAGGCTTCTGAATAATTTACATATTTGATTTCATAAATTTCGCCAGTGTTTGATAAGAACGGAATATAAATCAAATCCCCCTCTCTTGGTCTTGTGTATTTGTCTTGTGGTACCCATCGAGCAAATGACCTCTTCGATACAATCACCGACATATTGTTTCTGATTTCTAGGCCAAACTTTGAGAAGAACTCTCTTTCGCCTTCGTAACCATCCACGTTCGTTATATACAACTCTAATGGATATGCCGCAGTGAATTTTTTCAACGGGTCTTCACCATACAATAAATCTCTAGCGACTTCATTAATATTTGGCACATAATAACAATCAACACCATTAATTTTAATGGTTTCGATCATCAAGTCTTCCACCAGCCGTTGTTCTGGGCTGGAATTTAAATTGTTAAAATATACCGAGGTAGCCATTAATTCATATACCATTCGACAGGTAATTCATAACTATTAGACATTTCAGTTTCTAAAGTTTTAATTTCCTCGATTGCCTCTTGGAAAATTTTGTCGCCGTTAAGAGTTACCCCGCCCGGTAATAAAACTCCAGAAAATTTCTTCAGATTATTGCCCCAGGTTCTCTTGATAAGTGCCGTGGCATATTCTTTCAGCCAACGATCATTCCATACAGATTCATAATCTTCTGGTTTAATCGTTGCATAACATTCTGCAACCACTACTGATCCTGCTTTGACTGAAGTTCCCCAGCCCCAGTCACAAAATAGTCTGTGCATGTGTCTTTGGAATCTAATTGGAACTTCACCAGTAAACATAATCTCCAATGATCGCAAGTGTTGTTGCGTCAGTGTATAGTTTATATAGGATGCGGAAGTAAAGTCGTACAACTCATTTAATCTAAGTTGGTATCTAAGATCAAACATGTTTGAAGATGCAATAGTGTCGCTGATTGGAAAAACTCTAGTTACCCCAATAATGTTTACTAAGTTATTACTTCTGTCTACAGTCACTTCTGGTGACAAATTAATGTATTTGTTCTGAATGTCTGTTGCATCCAGCATTTTGATATAATACAATTTTTGTAGTGCATCAAAATGGTAGTCTTGCCAATACTGAAATGCATCATCAATGCGATCATTTATCTGATCATCATCGACGTTGATTTCAATCACGGGAAACCCAAGTCTGCGTAAACAGTAATCTTTTAAGGATTGTCTATTAGTTACATTCGACATTTCGAATAACCTTTATGTGTTTATTTATTATTTAGTAACGTATCTTTTAACTCCTGAACTAGAGTTTTTATTTCGTTAAATTGTTTGTTCTGTTCTTTTATTGCCTCAATCAAAAGTGGTATCAATTTTTCGTACCTTACAGTATAGTACTGTTCATCTATTGGAGCTGGAACAACAATTTCAGGCTGAACTTTTTTAACTTCTTGTGCAGAAACTCCAACCTCCAACTGATATTCATATCCTAAAGATTGTGCAATTTCATTAGGGTAATACAAGAATCCGTTTAATTGATTAACTTTCTCTAGTGCTCCAATAATATTACCTACTCTTGTTTTTAATCTGTCATCTGAGTAGTGTGCAGTAATGGTACCAGTTGCTCGTAATTCTCCAGTAACTCCACTTGCTGGTGTTCCTAGACCAAGACTTGTCATCTGATATGCAGTATTGGTAATTGTTCCTGATGGTCCCTGTGGTCCTGATGGCCCAATAGGTCCAATGGGTCCCTGTGGCCCTGATGGACCAATAGGTCCAATGGGTCCTTGTGGTCCAGTGAGTCCTATTGGTCCAATAGGTCCCTGTGGTCCAGTGAGTCCTATTGGTCCAATTGGTCCTATTGGTCCTATTGGTCCAATAGGTCCCTGTGGCCCTGATGGACCAATAGGTCCAATTGGTCCAATGGGTCCTTGTGGTCCTGTTGGTCCTCTTAGTCCAATAGGTCCAATTGGTCCTGATGGTCCTATTGGTCCAATGGGTCCTGTTGGTCCTGATGGACCAATAGGTCCAATTGGTCCAATGGGTCCTTGTGGTCCTGTTGGTCCTCTTAGTCCAATAGGTCCAATTGGTCCTGATGGTCCTGATGGTCCAATAGGTCCAATTGGTCCAATGGGTCCCTGTGGTCCAGTGAGTCCTATTGGTCCAATGGGTCCTTGTGGTCCAGTAAGTCCAATAGGTCCAATTGGTCCTATTGGTCCAATGGGTCCCTGTGGCCCTGATGGACCAATAGGTCCAATTGGTCCAATGGGTCCTTGTGGTCCTGTTGGTCCTCTTAGTCCAATAGGTCCAATTGGTCCGATTGGTCCTTGTGGTCCAGTAAGTCCAATAGGTCCAATTGGTCCTATTGGTCCAATGGGTCCCTGTGGCCCTGATGGACCAATAGGTCCAATTGGTCCAATGGGTCCTTGTGGTCCTGTTGGTCCTGATGGTCCAATGGGTCCCTGGGGTCCTGTTGCGCCTCTTTGGCCAGCAATCGTAATAGTCCAGGAAGATGCTGCCGTTATGCCTAAGTTAAAATCTGCGGCAATCGCAAATGATGTGCCTGTGATTGTTACAACACCTTCAAAAAAGTTCGCAGCTGTGTTGATTGCTCTTACACGATTTCCTGTTGCAAATGAATGGAAAGTTGTGTTAACAATAAGTGTAATTGTTCCTGTGCTTGCAGGAGTTGCAGTCGATGTTGATGTTACTAATGAACCTGGACCTGTTGCACCAGTTGGACCTTGTGGTCCTGTTGGTCCGATTGGTCCAATGGGTCCTTGTGGTCCTGTTGGTCCTCTTAGTCCAATAGGTCCAATTGGTCCAATTGGTCCTGATGGTCCTATTGGTCCCTGTGGACCTGTTGGTCCTGTATT